TTTTTTCTTTCAATTGCAAATATTTTTCAACAACCTGTTTATTATTAAGAGGCATTATATAATAATATTGATATAAAAACTAATATTATTTAAAGGAGGGGTCGTAGGGGAACCTAGGTTCCCTACTTATAGGTCTATTTTTTCACTACTATTATTCGCATTTATTCGTTGAGGATTATTCGCATCTATTTTTTCCTCACCTTCTACGTCTCTAACAATTTTCAAACAACAAAAATCAACTTCTTTGCATTTGCTTTTATAACAAAGTCTAACACCAACTAAAATAACACCACAAACACTACTAATTAGGAAAGTCCAAAATACTTCTGATAGCATTTATAATATACAATTATTTTATTACGATTTCGTAAGACCCAGTTGTACTAAAGTCCAATTAACAACAAACTCGTCGTCAGTCCCCCACAAAGAGTAATCAGGTTGTTCTAATTTTAAAGGAACAACAGAGACGATACTACCTTCAGCATTTAATATTTGTGCTTCGATTGATGCAGATACTCCTAAATCTACGGATAAAACAATAACTCTGACGGCAGTTTCGACTATTGGAGATTGCGGTATTTCTACTGGAACGATTTGAACTACAGACATTTATATATATACTTTATATTTTTTTTCCTACGCAAGTCTTTTAATAAGCATTGTAGAAAATCCAGTTGTCCTAGCAGTCCCAGTTCCGTCTCTTTTAGAGAGATTAACTGTAAATACTTCAAACGACCTTAATGTAATAGTTGCCGTATAAGATTGTGTATTATCACCTGCTAGGGTTGTAAAGTTAGGAGATGCTACAGTGCAAGGAATAGTTAAAGTATTAGAATTAGTGCTTGTAAATCCAGTTGTTCCTGCTCCGAAGCAAGTAATTATTATATTTCTTGTAGGTAGTGTCGTTCCTGCTACAGCAACACTCGCCCAAGTAAGAGAAATAGTCAATTGAAGAGATATAGGAAAAGGGAATAAATTACACCAAGCAGGACTCGTTCCGTTTGTAATATTAATCAAACCTGAAAGATTAGAATAAGTTTGGTCGTAATTATAAAGAGGGTAATTAGCAACAGTTCCGTCTGCGGTAGATGTTGAAACGGTTATATTATTAACGTATGCTCTTTGTTCTCCTAATGATGTTCCTTCTTGAGTTTCCCACTGCGTTCCGTCGCATCTCAATACTACAGTTTGGTTAGGGCGTAATAAATAATTTGTAGGGAATGCCCCTACTGGATAATTACTTGCTACAGTAGCAGTATTTAAAATCATTTGTCCGTATCTACCACCAAATAAAGCAGTTCCACTTGAAGAAGTTATATTCGTCATCGTCCCACTATTATTAATTAGTGTGAAAGTTCTACCAATAAGAGAAGTTGAAGGGTTAGGTAAAGTAATTGTATTTCCTCTACTACCCCACCAAGCAGTAGAAGCGAGAGAAGCAGTAGAATTGCTTGAAACATTCCAAATAGTTCCAGAGTTTTGATTAATAACGTAGAAGGGGTTATTACCCATTACAGTTGCAGTAGGGACACCTACGGTCATTCCAGCAAAAGGAGTGCCTGTTGTGAAAGTAGCAGTAGAATATATACCTGTGTGAGTTGTTAAAGCACCTTGAGTTAGATTACCGCTTGAGTTTGTTGTAAGATTAGGACGCATCGTCGTTGCTACAACAGTAGGAAAATCACCAGCAAAATTACAAAGATACGAACCCAACCCACCTAAAGTTCCTCCTACTTGACAGAGAATTATATATTTTCTTGTAGGAGAAGCATTAATACTAAAAATAGAACCTGCACCTATACCAACTCCACTTAAAGAGGTAAATGTAAATACGTATCCTGACATAGTCCCACCTCCAGTAATATTAGCACTTGTATTTAAAGCGTCATCAGCAGGGACTAACTCTATTTGATTATCTAAATACTGATAATTACTACTCCAATCAAAAGCAGTTGTCGCACTATATAAATTAATATTAAAATTAGAACTTCTATCATCAACTCTCCAATTAGTAGCGTCTGAATATATCCGAACCCAACAACCAACAGGAACAATTAGTTGAGTTCCTCCACTACCGTATCTACCTGAAAAAACTCCACTTGTTATTGTTAGATTTATTTGAAATTGTCCTGTATTAAAAATAGTGCATAATTTATTTAAGGCGTTTGAATCATTAGGATTAATCCAAGTAATAGTTCCAACTGCGGTTGTAGATAGATATGCTATTTTATTAAGTAATTCGTAAGATGTTGAGAAACTGTAAGGAGGAGTTAAACCTGAAAAGGTGTAATTTAATGTATTTGAGTTTATAGATGAACCATCAGTAAATCTAATAAGATTAGGAATATAAACCTCTTCTGTATTTCTTCCCAGCATAACTTGGTTATTTGCAGTTATTTGTGCTCCGTATCCAACGGCAGTTGAATTATTACAATTACCAGAAAATACACTACTAATTGATGTGTCTGAACCCAAGAAAGTATTTCTGTTTCCGTGAATTAATTTTTCATTTAAACCAACTTGTTGATGACCTATATAAGTATTATTCTCGCCATTTAATAATCCGTCCATTGCATTCAATCCAATTCCAATATTTGAACCTGTGCTATAACCAAAAAAATTAGGTGAGTTTACTAATGTTGCTAATGAATTAGTTCCAATACCTATATTATTTATTTCTGGATTTGCTGAAACAACATTAGTAGCATTTCTTAACACAGAAGACCCAATCGCTATACAACTGTTAATAATTTTATTTGTGTGATTTTGAAAGACACCGTATCCAGCAACTTGACAATTTGATAATGTTGCAGTAGTGGGTATAGGAGGATTATTTCCGTGTAATAAAAGATTATTAAGAGTGGTCGTATCTTTAAATGATATAAGATTCAAGTTATTATCTATTGTTAAATCGCCGTCTATTGTTAAATCGCCGTTAATAGAAGTATTTAATAAGTTCTCAGTCCCTTGTGCGAAAGGATATCTTAAATAGTTTGCGTCCAAATAGGCAGTATCAATTTCACCTGCCGAAGGTCCAATCCAATTAGCAGGATTAAATACAGATAGATATTCTTCAAAGTTAGGTGGGTTGTAAACAGACATTATATATATACTTTTAGAAAAAAGTATAGCAAAACCACAATTAGAAGTTTATAAAAGTTTATCTAAAGGTATTTAGTAGATTTTTGTTATACTTTTTCTAAAAGTATATATATATATAATGCCTCCAAAACAGAAAAAAACAGAAGCAGTTTTATTAGATTGGTATAAAGAAATACCGAAAAAGTTTTTACTAAAACAGCACAACCCCAATTTCGAAATCCACGGCATCAAGACACCGTTTAGAATGCTAATTATTGGAGGGTCAGGTGCAGGTAAAACTCAAACGTTCCTAAATATACTCCACAACTTCGGTAATACGTTTAACAATATTTATATAATAACTAAAAATAAAGACGAACCAATTTACAACTATTTGGAAGACAAATTAGGTGATAAAGGTCTTACTATTACTGAGGGTATCAGTTCCGCTCCTGATTTAGATAAGTTTGATAAAGAGGAACAATCATTAATAGTATTAGACGATTTGGTATTAGAAAAGAATCAAAAAGCAATAGAAGAGTTCTTTATTAGAGCGAGAAAGTTGAATTGTAGTTTGATTTATATTAGTCAGTCTTATTATGCTGTACCGAGAATCATTAGACAAAACTTAACGTATCTAGTTATAAAACGACTCAACACACTAAAGGATTTATTTAGGATACTACAGGAGTATTCGTTGGGTGTAGATAAGAAGCAAATAAAGGAGATATACGACAGTGCGACTAAAGCGAACAAACAAGACTTTCTACTTGTAGATTTAGAAGAAGCACCAGAGAATAGATTTAGAAAAAACTTTAATGAAATATTCGACATTTCGGAAGAAGAGGATATTCCTAAATCTAAAAAATAATTTTCTATCTATTATATTATATAATGATTGTTGCGAATATCAAATCACCAGCGGATTTACAAGCAAAGAAAGATTTGCAAAAACAACTCATTGAGTTAGAGATTTCAAATGAAGCAGAGAGTCAAAAAAGATTCGAAGAAAGAGGTATTCGAGAAAAAGAAGGTAAGAAATTAGTCGAACAGTATAGAACCCCAGCAGAGATACAAAAGGACGTTGCTTCACTAGAAAAGAGAGCGTTGGAGTTATCATTAGAGTTGGGATTAAACTATTCAGATGCAGGACAATTATCAAATTGGTTAAGCAGTTCGGATAAATTAACACCTTTTATTTCTAATTTTAAAACAATTAAGAAAGATATACAAGAAGGATACGATAAATCTATTGTTGATATTAGGTTCCTCGAAAACTATTTGGATAATTTCTTTGAAGATTTAGATGTTAATTTGGGTAAGAAGTTCTCTAAAGATATATCGCAAACGCCAAGTGATAATAAGGATTTCGAAAAATTAGTAATCGAAACTAGTTCGAGACAACAAATAAAAAATCTTACTGATACGCTTATAAATATAATACAAACAAATTACGACCTACCAGTTATAATAAGAACACCTAACGGTAAAGTCGAACCTAATAGATTGAAATATTCAAATGTTCTAATGGGTAAAGTTAGATTAGCAGTGCAATTATTAAATATATATTTTAATATTTTACCTTCAGAAGATTTTATTAATAATGTTAGGTTATTCACAACTCAAAATGAAAGACAAAGAATATCAAAAAATCTATCAAGGTCATTTAGAACTATAGGTGTTCTTTCAGAAACAGAAACACAATCATTACAAATGCTATTTAGTACCGCATTACGAGAATTAGAACAAATCGCAAGGAAAGATGCTTTTATTAATTATTTAGACGAAGATTTTTTATCTAAATCTGTTGATAGATTAATAAGGACATTCTCTAATATTAAAACAGTAAAATACACTGATGCGGTTAAAAAAGTATACGAGGAGTTTCTTAAGTCTCTTGCTAATAGTAGTAATACACAATATAACACACTAAGTTCGGATTTAGAAGAGCAAATAAGACAAATATCTATAGACCAAAGTAAAGACTTAATTCTCGAAGTAGAGGATAAATATTCACCACTAAGAGAGAGTTCTATCCCTCAAATGAATAAAGTATATACTGATGAAATGTTAAGAGAGCAAGATTTATATTCCGAAGCGGTAGTTGAAAGGCAGAAACAAAAACTAGAAAATGAAATGTTCGGACAACAAGAGGCGGAGAGTTTTAGGAACCAACAATCGTTTAAACAAGAATTAGAAGAAAGAATTAAAGGTGTTGAACTGTATATAAATGAAATGTTAGATGATTTCGATGATTTACCAACAGAACGTTTAAGAGAAAATGCGTTTAAAGGTTTGATTAGAACTATGCTTTTAACCTACCCAATTGAAGTTCTACCTGAAGATAAAAGAGAAATATTATCAGGCATTTTAAATAAAAACGGTTTGGCGAAAAAGAATAAAGAGCGTATTACATCAATACTTAAGAAAACTATAAGCGAAATGTTTAAAATTAATCCAAATTACGACCCAAGACAAACAAACACACCAATTCAAGTAAAAGATAAGAATACAATACAGACAATCGATAGTGCTACTCCTGCAGGTAAATACGGTCTAGGTGTGGTGTCTAAATTAAAGAAACACTTTAAAGGTGACGAGAAACTACTGAAAAAGGTTTTGAGTGCATTACAAGACGATAGTAGTTCAGACGAAGAAGAGAATAAAGAATTAGCGAGACACATTAAGGCGACTGACGGTATAGATAAAAAGATTGAGAAATTAGTTAAGGGAGGAGACGCACAATTTTTACCAAAAGCACAAAGAGACGCTATTTATTCTGGAATGAAGAAAATCGGTTTAGGTTCAGGTAAAGTTGATAGTAATACTTTCAAGTTTTTAGGTGAGAAAGAAAGTTGGCACAGAGCGTTCAGTGGAGTCGGATTTAAAGCAACACGTATTCCTGTTAGCAAAGTAGGCAAAGGTGTAAAATTAGAAAATCAAGAGAATCCAACTTATCGTCAGTTTGGTAAATACGTACTTCACATTCCTCATCTGGTTAATAACAATACCGCTAATTTCAAGTATCCTTCTTTAGGTAGTATTCCTTCTATCAAACCGCTAACCGTATCGGACGATTATAAAGATTTGATTCTAGACGTATTACAGACTGGTAAATTGAATAAGAAAGAATTGGAACGCCTACCTCAATCGGAAATCAAGCATTTCGAAAGAGTTGCTGTGGGTGCAGGTTTAGTAGAGCAATTAGGACTCAAATTAGGAAACACCGAAGAAGATAAAGCAGATAGTAAAAGATTCGAACTTCTAAGGGGAGAATATTTAGCAGGAAATAATAACCAAGATTTAATTAAAGAATTGCGAATGCTTATTACCAAGTTTATCAACACAGGTCGTATTCACAAAAATGAGGGACTTAACCTGCTTTTAGAATTAAGCACAATTTAGGATTTTTTATATACGTAATATATAAATGAAGACACTTATTCTTAATAGTAGCAACATTACCAATACAGACAATTCTCGATTTACTTATCAATTCCCTCTAGGTGGTTATACTTTCAAAGACGATTTGATTGCAGTTAATTCGATATCACAATATTTCTCGACATTCAATATCACTACTGGTTATAATAATAATAGTTTTAGTTATATTTGGGTGAACGGAACGACTTATTCAATAACAATTCCTAGCGGTTTCTATAGTGTAGCACAACTCAACGCCTATCTCCAAAGCGTAATGTACGCAAATACACACTATCTAACTACTGCTGGAGGTCAAATAGTATATCTATTAGAATTAATTATCAACCAATCTAGATACGCCGTATCCCTCAATTCGTATTTGATTTCCACTGCAATAGCGACTGCTAATAGTTGGTCTCTTCCTGCTGGTGCGACTTGGGTTCTTCCTACAAACTCTATCCTACCTTATTTAGTAGTTCCTTCTACTAACAATTTCGGAAAACTAATTGGATTCGCAGGAGGTCAATTCCCAGCAGGAACTATAGCAGGTGTACCCCCAGCACAAACGCAAACACCTTCCTTCGCTTCTAGTCAATCTATCCTTTCCACAGTCGCTCCACAAATCACACCTTATAGCAGTATTCTAGTTTATTGTTCTTTAGTGAATAATCGCTCTACTATTCCTAGTCAATTGATTTTTAGTTATACCCCTATTGATGCTACGTTTGGAGCATTACAGGAATACGCTCCTCAAGCAGAATTAGCATTTAACGAAGTGCAAGACGGAACCTACACCCAATTTACAGTAGAATTAAAAGACCAACTCGGAAACAATATTGCTTTCCAAGACCCTAATACTCTTATCACACTAATTACAAAGAAACGCTCGTCTTAAATAAAATCTATATATAGAGTATAAATGAGAGTATTCAAACGTAATTCAGCACAAGGAGGGTTTAATGTGATTAGAAAAGGTGGGGCGGTAATGCCTTTAATGCGAATGAAGACAGAAGGTTTAGGAAAAGCAGATACGGAAGAGTTTCACGAGAAAACTAATTCCAAGAATGTTTTAGAGACTTTAGCACCTAGTAAATTGCGAAGTTTGGAAACAGTTCGTCTTAAGAGTTCTAGACCTAAGAAGTTTATCTCTTTAAATATTTAGCAAACTTTTAAAAAAGTTTTGCAGTTCAAAAACCTGAACGCCTACGGCGAACCAAATCAATAATTATATTTAGAAATATAATGATTGGACTTAAAAAAGTTGGTATATTTAGGAAAAGGAGGGGTCTTAGGGGAACCTTGGTTCCCTAATTATTTTCTCTTTATAGATTATAAATAATGGATAATCTTGTCTTTGAAGAAAGTATCTCGTCTGAAGTTTCGCAATCTGAGTTTATCTCTAAGAAGTTTTTATACGTGAATGATATTAATAACGGAAATTATGCTTCCCAAATTATTATCGATAGCACTCCTTTAGCAAATGCAGGAGGATACGTTAATTGGTCTGAAGGTTATATCGCTATGCCTTTGATTGTTTCTCTTTTAGCAAGTACCGAGACAATCGGAACTAGTGCGAATATTGAAGAAGTCGCTCGTACTTGGGGGTTTAGAAACGGTTTCTGGCACATTATTAATTCGATGAGTGTTGAGTTCAATAACCAGAATATCGTTCAGCAAACTCCTTTTTTGAACGTATTTAGAAGTTTTAAGGCAATGACCTCGTTCTCACAAGACGATTTGATGCAAGGACCGTCTATTGGTTTCTCACCTGATAGTGCAGGAAGTTGGGAGTTTATTGATACTGACAACCAAGCATCTGGTAAAGGATTTTGTAATAATCGTAATGCTCCTTTTTTACAAGCGACTACTACCGCTACGAACGCTACCGCAATTACTCAAATCAATTTGACTTCTTACAATGCAGGAACCAACCCTTCTAATCTCGGAATTGGTAGTCAATACGCTTATAACTTAGGACACGCTAAACGCTCTGAGTGGTACGGATACACTCCTGAAAAGGCATCAAAAGGTCAGGAATTACTAATGGGAAAAGATGCGTGTGCGAGTGTTTTTAGAAGTCATAGACTTCCTGTTTCTGCTAATACTAAACTCGCTTCTTGGTCTGTAATGGCGAAACTTCGCCTTAAGGATTTATCAGATTACTTTAATAAGTGTCCTCTTCTCAAGGGTTCAACAATGCGTTTCTTGATTAACACTAATCAGACTACTACGGAGTTTACTAGAACCGCTCAATCGACAAGTGGGACGACAGGTGTTATTACTGCTGGTGTATTCACGACCAGTGGAACAAAAGTAGTTTCTCAAGGTCTCACAAATCCTTTGATTGTTAGTAGTGGAGATATAGGACAAGGTTGTTTTTCTCTTCCTGCTGATTCTTACACCCTATCTGTCTCAATCTTTAAAGATACTGTTAATAACGTATCTGGTCCGAGTTCGATACCAGTCCGTCTCTACGCTCCTGTTTATAAAATGAACCCAATCGCCGAACAAAGATATTTATCTTTAGCACCCACCAAACGTGTTGAGTATTGTGATATTTTCCAGTATCAATTCAACGATATTGACGCTGGAGGTCAATTTAACTTTTTGGTCTCTAACGGTATTCCTAATATCCAATCAGTATTGGTCGTCCCTTTCTTGGGTGCGACTGGAAACGGAACTACTACTAACTCACTTCTTTCTCCTTTCTCTACTTCAGGTGCTACTCCTGACCCAATTCCTCTCACCAACTTCAATATTTTGATTTCTGGAATGAACCTTTTCTTGAATAATCAACTCTACGACTTCGAGCAGTTTAGACAAGAGTTAATGAGTTCTAATCAATTGAACGGTTCTCTTACAACTAGTCTTGCTTCAGGATTGATTTCGGAAGACGACTTCACTCGTGGAATGCGTTATTACTACGGTAATGCATCAAGAGTATTACCTTCTGAAGAGGGTGTTAGTCGCTCAGTACAGATTTTAGGGACAAACGCTTCTTTGAAGAAATGCAATCTAATGGTGTTCGTTGAGTTTAAGAAATCAATGACTATTGATATTTCCACTGGTGCTAGAATTGATTATCAACTTAAATTGTCGGAAGCACAAATGAAGAAGTTGTTGTCTGGATTAACCGCAAAAATCCCTCATTCTTCTTTAGGAGCAGATAAAGGAAACGTTATAATTCATTTAGCAAAAGATAATGCAGATAAATTATTACACGCTTATCGAGGTGGAGGACTTGCTAGTCTCAAAATGTCTAAACCTGAAATACAGGCGACTGCTACACACGGTAGTGGGTTTGATTTAGAGAAAATATTATCTTCTCCTGTAGGACAGAAAATCGCTAGTAAACTTGTTGATAAAGCAATCGATAAAATAGTCGGTGGTGCAGTTTCTTTTGAAAAGATAATGAAAAGTCCTGTAGTACAAAAGATTGGAGATAAAGTTTTGGATAAAGCAATTGATAGAGCATTAGGAGGAAAGGTGATGAAAGGTTCGGAAGAAGCAAAAGAAAAAATGCGTAAGTTGCGTGAAATGCGAGGAATGAAAGGAGGGAAGGCGAGTGCTTACAATACTTTAGTCGATATTCAAAAAGGATTAAGAGCGGTAGGTCAACCTTTTGAACGTACTATTGGTGTGAATCCTGCTGATATTGGAGAACCTATTGGAGAGGCACTTGGAGCAGAATTATATAAAGCAGTATACGGACACCCACGAGGATACGGAGTTGGTAAAGGAGTAAAGCAATCTAAAGCGTATAAGAGTGCAATGAAATCAAGTCAAGGTTTTGTTCCTGATGTTCCTGCTGTTAAGAACGCTCCTGCTAGTTCGTTCGGTGTTGATAAACGTGTTAAACCTTCTGGAGACCAAATGACCCTATCACCTTATCAATTACCCTCTGCCCCTGCAATGAATCCTTTTGTCCCAAAACACTATACTCAGGAAGGAGGAACTCAATCAGGATACGGAGGACGAGGACTATACGCTGGTAGAGGACTCTTCTAACCGCTTTTAGGAAAAGCAGGTAAGTGCAAAAACCTGAACGCCTACGGCGAGACTTTAGCAATATATATAAATGATGAATAGCGAACAAAGTGAAAACGATTTAGAAGAAGTATTTAGGGAAAACCAAAAATCCGATTTTTGCGAAACTTTAGGAAAAATATTGAAATGCGTATTTTGTTGGAAATTATAATATATTTAGAGTATATAGAATGACCGATAATTCCTCCGCCAGTCGAAAGCAAGAGAGAAAGATTGCTAATAACCCAGTATATCAAGCAGACCAAATCTACGGACAAATAAAAGAAAAAGAACTCCTACCTATACTCAGTTCCTATTTCAATTTCAAACTTAAACCAAAACACCGATATTTTGTATTTGATTACGAATGTGATACTGCCTTTATTGAACTTAAATCTAGACGTGGAATTAGAACCGAATATCCCACTACTATTGTGGGTAAAAATAAAATAGACTACGCAGATAAATGTGGTAAAGACGTATATTTCGTTTTTGATTTTTCAGACGGATTATTCTACTGGAAATATAACAGAGAAGAAATCGGTGAGAGGGTGAAGTCAGGACTTTGTGGGAGAGTTGATAGAGGTAAGCGAGAGATTAAAGAATATTGTTTTATTGATGTCGAGTTGTTGATTCCAATTCCGCTTGGGGTCGGCAAGACACCTTCGGTGGATATTTAGGTCTATTTAGTAAATAATATTGGTTATTCTGTATCAATATTATTAACTGGGTTTTGCTATACTTTTCTCAAAAGTATATATAGAATGCTAAGTGATAACGATATAAAAAGACTCGCTACTGAGGAATTGGATTTACCTATAGTAGGAGTATTTAGCAAAGATTTATTACCAAAGGGACAGGAGAAACAGATTGGAAGTTATTACGTTAATTTGCAGAATAGTGATGACGGAGAAGGAACTCATTGGGTTTTAGCAAAAATAATTCAGGACGATGACGGAACTCACAAAGGTCTGTACTTCGATAGTTTCGGTTTTGGAATGCCTTTAGAAGTTCAAGATTTCTTTAAAGGACTTCCTCCAGTAGCGTATAATAATAGGCAGGTGCAGGATATAAATACTACGCAATGTGGGTACTATTGTCTGTATTGTGATTACTATCTAGAAAATCTACGCCGTTGTGAAGACGTGGAGGACGATTACGAAAACTTTATTAAGACTTGGAGTAAGAATCCTAAGGATAATTTAACAAATCTGAAAAAGTTCTTCAAACCCCTTTAAATAAATATTTAGGGAAAAATAAAATATATAGGTTATATATAAAAATGAACGCACAAAAACTTACCCCACTTTTAGATAAAATTGACGCTCTATTAGAGAATAACAGGAAGATTAGGGAGGAATTGATTAGACTAATAGTAGAAAAAGAAGAAGAACCCTCTCTTACTGATATATTGGGTATTAAGGTTTATTTAGGAAAAGATTACGTTGAACCTGAAGACCCTAAAATTACGATTGGGGAGGATTTAGGAAATCTTGAAGATATTGTTAAAGAAGAAATCGAAGAATATAATAGCGGATTTGACGGCACTTATATAGTGCAAGATTGTGGTGGTAATTTTATTAAAGTTCCTCCTATTGAGATTCCTAAATCTTTTAATGTTGATATTAATCGTCAACTGGAGATATTAGAAGACGAGTATTTAGAAAGAACACTTGACCTTTGGCGGTAGGAACCCTTCCTTTTATTTAGTAGTTTTTGCACCGTCCTGCTTTTTTAAAAGCGGACTTTGTAACCGATAACAAACTTCACACCGTCCGATATATCTTTAGTGGTATAGTGATTATAACCTTCTCTTCTTAATTTAGCAGGTTCTAATTGCCTAAACCTCCAGTAGTTCGCTGTCTTATCTACTTTAGAAAACTTGAGATTGTTTCTAACTAAGAACTCTACTGCTTTTTGCAAATCGTATTTTTTATTATCAATAATAACACTTTGGACTTTATAATCAGACATTATATATATTTAATAGAAAAAATATATATAGTATATATAATGACGGAAAATCCTTTTGAACCAAATATAATCTTTACTATAAGTGAGATAGAAGAACACAACCCTTTCGAACCTGTTTTAGGTACTGGAGGTTATAACTCAGGTCAGTGGAAGAAGGGTTTAAAGACTGACTTACCAGTTGATAGTAAGGATAGGAATAATGCGATTTGGGCGAACGCACAGAGAACTTATCGTAATAGAAACAGAGATGCTTATAATGCTAATATGCTAGAACTCTGGAAGAAAAACAAAGAAGAAAAAAATGCTAGTTATACTAATTGGTTAATGAATCAATCAAATGCTAATGAGCGATATAGGTTGAAAAAGAAATTAGAAAAATTGCAGACAGTCAAATACGAGGATTTAAAAACTGTTCCTTTAAAAATCAAAAAGGTGGTTGATAAGAATTGGAAAAACACACCTAAATCAGAAAGAGATGCACTAACTACTAAAAAGAAGGTGAAAGTTGGTAATTATAAACTTGAATTATATAAAAAAGCGTGGGAGGCGGAACAGGCGAAAGAGATAAAAGATATTGAGGGGAGACTGGGTGATAACAAGACTATTGAAAAAGGTAAGTATACTCAAGTCGAAAGAAAAGGGAGAAAGGTTAATTCAAAACTAGCGAACCCTAGTTATGCTGATGTTGATTATACAGGTCTGTCGGTTGGTATTGACGATGCACGTAGGGCGAATAATCTTAAAGACTTATACGCTTATCACAAATCGGTTTTAACTACTCAACAATCCGTTCCTGATAATAGAGTGGATACTAATAAACAATACTCAGGTGATTTCAAAAAACTTAGAGCGTCTCACAGAGATAACCTAACTGCTGGTGATTGGACTCTCGACGGTAAATATAAGAAGAGTGATGACCCTAAGAAGTCTAATATTATAAAAGCAAATTATAAAAATCCTAGACCTGATGATGAACGCTACGAGAAAAAGGGTAGTAATAAAATATAACCTATATACTATATATCGTAATTTTACTAATTCCCAAAAATCTTTCTTTAGGTAATATATAAAATGTCTATCCAACCACAAAAACTCACTACCGCCCTCGCCAAACTCAACATTCCCACTGGAGAACAGGTTCAATATTCGAAAGTTGCTGAAAGTCTTGGAATTATCCCAAAGAAGACTCGGAAAGGAGTTGAGACAAAACAATTACTTAAGGAAGGAAGTCAGAAATACAAAGAGTTCGTTTATAATGAAGTAATGAAAAAATACGAACTTGCATTACAAGCGGAAGCAGAAAAAGCGAAGAATAAGAAAACAAATAAAGGTTCGAAGAAACAAAATGTTGTTTTACCACCACCCACACCCAAATTAGTAGAGAAAAAAATTGTTGAGAGTCAAAAGGTTAAGTTCTATAACAAATACAGATACAGGTACGAAAACAATAATAGTCTGTTAGATTTGTATAATGCTATTAATGAGAATATTGGAGACGGAACTTTTATAAACCTCGCTTGGCGTGATTCAAAACAAAACATTATTTATTGGCGTTCTGTAGACGTATCGCAATTACATTCATTCGAGGAGTTCGAAACTGAAGTTAATGGTATTACTAGCGGTAAGTTTGGTTCTGACCCTATTGATACAGACGAGAACACTATTGATTATAATTTATTTAGTATTGGTGGTGTTAAAATCGCTCAAACAGGTGCGAGTGATGATATAATGTTTGAGAGTAAATTGATTGAGAGCAAAGAAGGACATTGTGGTTATTTATCTTTGAAGGAATGTGGATTTGATGCTATTACCAAAGGTGTGAAACCAAAAGAACTTAGGGATTTCAATAAATTAGTATCTGTTATTAAAGAGAACAATTTACCTATTGTTGTTATTGCAAACGGTTTTACTCTTAACTCTGAAGTGAAAAATATTATTACAAAAGAACGTGAGGTGCAGATTGTTATTAAAGATAAAAAGCGTGAGCGTTCTAACTGGTGTGCGGAATTAACTGAAGACGATATTTCCACTGTCGTTCTTTGCGAACCTGATAGAGACGAAGAGACTGGAGAATATATTATCCAACCAAAACATTATCTTATCTACGATGAGGTGAATCAACATTTAGATTACTTGATTGGAACTCCTAAATTATTGAAAGGTATTTACTTAGCATTAAACAATAATGTTATTAAGAACGGAAAGGTTATATTCAAACCTAAACATTCTAATATTAATAACCAGAGAGTAAAGAAAGCACCTATTCATTATATCTTCTTTGACTACGAGACTGTTATTGACTTCAATAATAGTAATTGTATGCAGAGTTATAGTGTTTCTGTTTTGAGTCTAGATAATTTTCAACTGAATAAATTAGAACAACTTGACCTTCAAGGTAGACCAAAAGAAAATGCTACTGAAGAAGAAAAGAAACAAATTGAAGATGCTCTTAACGAAATATCGGAATTGAGAACTAGTAATTGCAAAACATTCTTAGGATACGATTGTGGGAGACAGTTTGTTAATTGGTTCTTGGAGTATAGTCTTGATAAGGTTTGTGTGTTTGTTGGGTTTAATAATACTAACTTCGATAATTTCCTATTGTTAGAAGATTTCTTGAAGTATAATGATGAGAGTGATGATGAGATTAAGATTAGCGATATTTTCTATAACGGAAGTCAGTTATTAAACTTTAAAATCGCAGGACAGCATTCGTTCTTTGATATTCGTAAGCATCTTGTAGGTAGTCTTAAATCAAATTGTAAAGCATTCAAGATTGAGAGTTGTGCGAAGAAAGATTGCGACCACACCGAAATGCAACGCTTACACGAAGCAGGTGAATTGATTAACTATATCAACACTGATGATAAACTAAAAGAATATAACGAATACGATGTTCTTGCTACTGCTGTGTTATACAAAAGATATATTAATGCTCTTTCCAGTATTGAAGCAACCAAACCTTACGCATCTACTATCCACACAATTAAAACTATCGGTAGTTTGATTTACAAAGTGTTCGAAGATAACAAGAAGAAATTAAAGTTTGACTTGCCTAAATTGGAGTATCAACAATACGACGATTTACAAAAATCTAAGATTGCTGGTAGAGTCGAAATGTTTAACGGCGTACAGAAAGTTCAGGAGCAACTTGTATCTACTGACGTGTGTTCGTTATATCCTTTTGTGATGTCTGTATTGAATTGTTATTATCCTTGTGGTAAGGAACTAGAAGAAGTGAAAGAATATAAAGGTGATGATGTTATTGGGTTCTATTATTGTGATATCGACCAAAGTAATTTGAGAACACAGAATCTACCTAATATTTATGCTAAGAAATTAGCAATTGAAAATGACTGGGGATACGAAGGTGTTTTGGAGAATTATTTAATTAGTAATGTGATGATTGGATTGCTGAGAAAGTACGGTTGCTCTGTTGTTGTTAAAAACGGATTTGTCTTTCCTGAAAAGAAAAAGAGTTGTGAGATGTTTGGTTTCTTACTTGACTTTATGAAGGCGAAGAACGAACAAGATACTTTGAGTAAAAATAAAAGCAAAGACTATAATCCTGCTTTACGTGAGACTCTCAAACTATTGATGAACTCTTTATCAGGTAAGGTTATTGAAGGATTACACACAGAGAAGACTGTTGATGTTGATAATGTTGCGGAGTATCTTAAGATTGCAGATAAAGCGAAATCTATTAACTTCATTAATGAGGTTGGTGGAAAATTATTCTTGACTTACGAAGTTGATGCTGAGAGCATTTGTAAGAAACAACAAAGACCTATCTACCTAGGTGTCTTAATCTACGACTATGCGAAACGGTATATGTTCGAGAATAGTTATAGCAAAGTTGGTAAGGCAGGTCTTTTGTATACTGATACTGATGCAAGTAAGTTTAGATATAGCGACTTTATCAAGTGGAAGAATTGGATAGATACGAATAATATTCAAGTCCCTCATTGGGAAGAGGTTGAAGAGAAAGACCCTAGATACAAAACACACAAGATATATCAAAGTGATAGCAAAGTCTTTGGTTCATTTGAAGATGAACTCGAAGATTGTGTTGGCGATGAATATTTGTTCTATTGTTTGGAAAAGAAATCTTGGTTGTACGCCTACAAGAAAGACGGTAAGTGGAAGAGCAAATATCGTTTCAAGGGTCTTAACGGTTCGGCACAACTCCTATCACTGGACGAACCTTTTATTGAAAACAAAATTGTGAAACACAAAGCAACTACCGAGTGCGAATATTGGGAAGAGATAAAATATTGTGTGAAACCTGAAAGCGAGATTGATGTGTATAAGTATTACGAATCACACAAACAAAATAACATTGAAAGTGGTAACGAAATAAAGTTCTTTGAAAAAGTTTATTCCACTGGAGTGGCGTATATACTCAATAGCAGTTTTAGAAAGATTGTGAAGAACTCCGCTCGACAAGTCGGTGTGGAGGATAAAGAAAGTTATAACAATCTGCTTAACAAGATACAAGTGCAGTATAACCTGAAAAAAATAAATATCTACAAAAAATAAGACGGAGAATGCAGTGAAAATTAATCGA